TATCGGGATATATGGAGTATCTATTTTCCACAATGGCAGATCCTGACGTCATCCGGTTCTTGGTGCATTTATATGACGCTATAGATATTGTTCTTGCCGGGTCTTGCAAGTGGACGCAATTCGGGGCCACTTCTGAATATTATCTGACAAACATGGCTGGGGATGGGGTGCCTTTCGGGTTAACTTCTGACTTTTGTGACAGGGTTTTCAGAGCTGCAACAAGTGGCGGCGGGATTATAATGAGGAAGGGTACGTTCGGCTCTTTGGCTGAGGGGGAGTGGGTCTGGAGCGATGGAGGGGGCGTTTTAGCCTTCAGCACTATCTTTGTAAGGCTTTTTGGTAATCACGACCCTGATATTTACAATGACGGTCAGTTAAGAGTAGGCAACTTATTGCAACAATTTTATTCTCCATTTTACACATTTTNTATGGATTANGCCGGGGACGGGATGATGGTCCAAACTATCGAGGACGAGGTAACCCCCACAAATACGTATAAAAGAAGCTACATTCTGACTTGTGTTGAAGCCGATTGCNCCGGGGGGCTAGGATCTAGGGTCTGTTACCAGGACAGGGTATCCTTCAATGTTTTGGAGCGGAAGAAGTAAATGCAATACACTATATTTGATAGCCGTGGCGTCCCACTGAGAACCATTAAGGGTTACAACGAGCCATACCTTGAATCAGGAGAGAGCTATATCCAAGGGGCATATGACAAAAGATATATCTTGGTTGATGGCATTGTGGTAGCAAAACCAGCATCCTCAATAACCATATCCTCGTATGAAGCCACAGTATCAACCGGGACAATAACCCTGTCCAACATGCCGAATCCGACAAGGGTGCGCATTACTGGCAATGGTGACACCTTTAATCGTAATATTACTGACGGCTCATATGAATTCAGCCTTGATGTTGCCGGAGATTACATTATAGAGTGTAAGTCAGATACTAAGTTACCTATCGAGTTTCAGGTGAGGATAATATGACAACTGAATCCTTAATATTATCTCCCAAAGCCAAGAACGCACTAGCCCTTAAAATAGACAAGATAAACGTAGCTTTGGATAACGCAACGCCTCTACAGATCAGCACCTGGGTCGATAATCACATTACCACTAGCAACCCTAACATGATGCCAGACCTGCGAAGAGTACTTAAATTCATTCTGCTTTATATAAAAGCACATTAGAGGGAATGATGAGAAAACAACCGTATCCTGTTGCGCAACTTACTAAAGGTTTAGTAACTGATGTTGATGCAACTTTCCTAGTAGATCAATCCAGTCCGTATTTACGAGGAGTGCAGTTTGATAATGGTCTGGTGAAGAAGGCTCTAGGGAGGACTGTCTTCGGGTCTGGCCTGCCATTGACTGGTGGAGTGATGTTAATCTCTACTTATGTTACAACTGGTGGTACTACTCATACGCTGGTGGTGACGGAGGATTATATTTACCTCTACGATCCGTCAGCGGGAACTTACTCCATCAAGAATCAAGAAGCAAATGCAGCTCCGGTGGTGCTTACTGGTACGGAGGATGATAGATTCAGTGCAGTGTCAATGGGGAAGGCCAACGCCGGTACTTGGTATGATTATTACATCCTTACGAATGGGAAGGATAACATCCAACGATGGGATGGAGATAGTCCCTCGACTAGCAAGTTTGCAGATCTAGGTGGGTGGGGTGTTGGCAATGTCAAGGCGAGAAGCTTAGCAGTCTTCCAGACACGGCTTATTGCAGGCTTCACTATCGAGAGTGGCACCAACTGCCCGTATAGAGTAAGATGGTCAGTGGCGGGTGATATGGAGGATATTAGTGGAACCGGTTCTGGCTTTGCTGATTTAATCGAGACTCCAGACTGGGTGGTTGGGTTGAAGATCGTTCGTAGTAGGCTGTTTGTAATCAAGGAAAAGTCTATATGGGAGCTGGTCTACGTTGGTGGTACGGATATATTCAAACCAACTATCGTCGTAAATGGTATTGGCGGAAAGGCTCCACACTGTCTCTGCTCGGTGGGAGATGATCTTGCATTCTTCGGTAACAATGGAGTCTTCTTGTTTAATGGCATTACCCCTACTCCTTTGGATGAGGCTATTCATTCTTATCTGTTCCAACCCGATGCGAAGATCATTAACGAGAAGATGATCCATCGATCAGTGGGGATGTATAAAGATACCGCCAACCAAGTGCATTTTGTCCTGCCGAAGAAGGATAGCACCCGACCGAATATGGAATTCACTTACTACATGAACGAGGGTACTTGGGCAGTGAGAGAAAGAGAAACTACCGCCTTCGGTGAGTACACAGAGACTTCGAAGAATACCTGGGCTAATGGAACTGGCACATGGGCTAATCAGTCTGGTAATTGGCTCACACAAAACATTCCAGCTGGGGCTGTTACTACGCTCCTCGGTACGGCTAATGGGTATGTGTATGAAGATGATGGGCTGCATAAGTCTAACGAGACTATGGAGTTCCAAACGAAGGATTGGATCTTCGAGCACGCTCAGAGGTGGACGGAGATAAGAGTGCAGGCGAGAGGTGCTAACTTCACTCTCAGTTATAGCTTAGATGAAGGTTACACCTGGGCGGAGAGTAAATCATTCACGGCCGCTAACATAAGCGGCGAGTTTAAAGAATACGTGATGTGGGTTAATAAAACGAGCCAGAAGTTAAGGGCAAAGATAACTACTACTGGGGAGGATTTTGAAGTCAAATGGATAGAGCCATGGTACATCCCGCGACTGCGGAGCGTTGCGATACTGACGAGTTGAGGTATGTGTACAACCTTCCCTTCGAGCTTGTTCCGGAAGGATTTGTACAGCAACTACATCCTCGAACTTTCTCTTACAAAGAGTATCTTGAGATGTGTCCGGTAATGAATAGTCTACGGACTTATTGGAATCTCGTGTGGATTGATAGTGAGGGAAGAGGAGTGGCGGTTATGTGGGGGACTTATGACTTACTGGAGAAGACTATGCACATTGTGAGAGTGTCGGTCCATCCACAGTTGTTTACTTATAAGGGGAAATTCCTTCATCAACTGTACACAACAGTCTTGAAAGTAGCTGATGAGAATCACATGCAGAGAATTTATTTCATATCGGATAAATGGCGAGGCTTAACAAAGAAGCTAATGTCGAAGACATTTAAAGTTCTCGACGCGAAAGTAGTGGAGGTAATCTAATGGTATCGTATTCGTCTGATAAATCAAGTACTAGCCCGAAAAGTGTCTGGACCAAGGCACAGAGGGGGTTATTTAAAAATCAAATAATGCCTCTGATTGCAGAGAACTTTGGTCAACCAGCAACGGCTTATCCTAGAAGTCTTTACGTAGCAACAACTCCTGAGGAGCAGACTTACCTCTCGCGGTCTACGAGTATTGCTGATGCTATTGCCTCGTCAAGAGCGAATATGGGTCGGCCAGCGTACGAGATAAATCCCGAGACAACTGAGCAGTATTATCAGCAAGCGATTAAAGCACCAACGATGAGAGAGTGGGAGCAGACAGTTGAGCCAGCGATAAGAGAAGCTTACACTGGACCTGGGTATTATGGAAGTGCTAGGGCTGATGCTACGCGTAAAGCAGCGGAGGATATGGAGTTTAATCTTGCTGCACAAAGAGCTGAGTTATACTACGCAGATGAGCAATCACGACGGGCAGCGCTGGAGAATGCCGCAACACGAGATGCACAGTTTGGTCCGGTTGCTGCGCAGACTGAAGCCACTGTACTTGGTTCTGCCGGTGAGTACTCAAGGATGATACAGCAAGAGGAGATCACCGCAGACCTCCAGAGATGGTTAATGGGTGAAGAGGTTGATGGACAGCAGGCAGAGCAATATAGTCCGTGGCTACAGCTTGCGTTCTCTGCTTTAGGATTACAAGGTGTGCAATTGGCAGGCAGTAGTAGTGGAACGACAGCAGCTATCTCGTATAGTAAGACATAGTAGGGGGATATCATGACGGAATTTACTAATACAATGGCTCAGATGGTGGCGGAAGCAAGGAGAAGTATTCCCACTGTTCAAGGAGGAGGTGGGGGTTATGCTGGACACACTAATATTGGTTCAGCTAAGCAAACTAGTATAGGTGTAGATGTTGGTCCTTTTATTCAGTTAGGTAAAGATCTTCTGGGAGTGAGATCAAAGGATGAAATTCTTGATCAAGTGGCGGTGACCCAAAATGTCTGGAATTTGTTCCATATGGAGAATCAAGATAACCCTGAGAAGCTTCATGCTTTTGAAGCTAATCCTTCTTATCAGAAAAAGATAAAAGAAGCTTTTGAGGCAGGGTATGGCGGAGCTTGGCAGGATGAACAGGGCGGTTATCATCTTTACCCTGGCAAAGCGGATCCGGAGGCGTTTCAGATGTCGTTGCAGCGCTTAGCTATAAAACAAGGGGATAAGGCATCTAGAAATCTAACAGGTGCTGCCGGTATAGCTCCACCAACGGAAGCGGAGATTGCTTCTGGAGCGGCTGGAGAGCAACCGAGACAGCAGTTGGTGCAGACTCATCGAGATATTAACGCACCCGATCCGGCTGCAGTTGAGTTGAATAACATGAAGGTGGAGAATGAAAAGGCTGCTCTCGACCTAAAAAAGAAAGAGATGGATCTCCTACCAGAAGAGTTTAACATGCGTCANGCTGAGCATGCTGAGAGAATGGCTGTTCTTGCTAACCAAAAGCGTAATGTTGATCTTGAGTATAAGCAATTGGATCTACAAACAGAGGCTATGAGAGATGGGCTTACTAAAGAGAACCTGAAGGGTATTAGTGATGTTAATGGCGCTTATGATTCTTTCACCCAAGCGTGGATGGCTAAACATGTATACGACTCGGATAACGAGACGGATAATTTCGTACGGAACTCTGAGCTTGCGGCCATGACTATGAAGCATATTGAAGGAATAAAGGCCTATACCGATAATCCGAAGTTCGCAACTAAGTCTTTGTCTTATTGGTTCTCTTTGGTGGATAAGGAGTTTCAAAAGCCTATAGGAGATCCGAGAACTTCGTTTTTGGGAGTTGGCGTTCCCTTTACCGGAGACACTAGCAAGGTAACGGTAGATCAACAGATTAAACGAAGAGAATATTATCTCAACACTGCTGTAGATCTTGTGTCGAAGGCAGGACGAGTGCCTAAGACTTATGGACAGAAGATCGACTTATGGGCGAAGGAGCTTGGGTATACTCGAGAGGATAGGGAGAAGTTACTTCGGGCTCTAGGATATACTCCTGTAAGTAAAGGAGGAAAGAAATAATGCCTAGGCTTAATATAAAACCAGTTGTCAAATTGTCGAAGGCTCAGTGGAAAGCGCTTATCGAGAGGACAGTGCAGAAGGAAGGGAGGCTTACTCGAGGTGCGGCAGATGAGATATTGAAGTATGAACCGCCAGTGCAGAAAGAGATGGGTATCCTCCATCAAGATGTGCCGTTGGGAGCGGGAGAGAGTCGAAGGGTGTCGGAGATGCTTCCGTTGAGAGAAGCGAGGGAGAAATATTTCTCCATGCCGGATATGTACACTAATCCTAGTCAAGGAGCACCGGCGACAAAGTCCTTGCGAACGGTACCGCCTGGTAATCCGGATGAGTTAGCTGGTGGATTGGCTTATGAGAAGCTTAATATTAATCCAATCGTACCGTATACGAATTCCCCTTCGGAGAGGGCTATAAGAAAGGTGCTTACTCCTCAGCAGGAAGCGGGAGGTGCTGGAGAGGTTATGGAAGCTACTGCTACGCAAGAACTTNTCTCGCACGCGCTTAATGGAGATGAGATGTGGAAGATGATGGTGGGGAGAGCAGGCAATCGAAGTCTCGCGGCAAAGACATGGGAGGCTTTGAGGGAAGGCTCGAGACAGAAAAGTCAGTATGATTCTGGTAGGGATTACTTCATGGCGACGTATGTGAGGTGGAAGAAAGATCCAACGAGGGTGTTGAAGAATAATCCGAGAGAGGCGAATTTGCTGCAGCAGATGGAACAAATCCTGGAGGCGCCAATTGAGTAAACTTAACGAGCTTTTGAAGGTAGTTGAGAAGAATGTCGAGTCGAGAGGGCTGAGGGGTTATCGCTTGCCGAAAGGAGATAAACTTCATCCAGTAATGAAGCATCCTCCTGGAGATGTAGAGACAATGTATCCTACAGAACCTCTAGGGAAGTATTATGCAAAGGATATAAAGGATATAGATCGTTTAATAGGAGGAACTGGAAAACCTTATAGCACTACAAGAGAAGCTTTTAAGTCTATAGGATATAAAGACGATCCGGAGCTGAGTAAATTTGCAAATGTATCTAAGAATGTAGAGAGAGTAGATGTCCATCCAGAAGCAAAAGTTCTTGACGCTAGTCACCCAGAGCAGTGGAAGCAAACACTTGAGACTTTTAAACAAACTCTTAATCCCAAGGATCAGAAACATTGGGAGGATATGGTTAATGTATCTTTTGGTAATAGTGCTGAAGACAAGGTGTATGATAAAATCTGGGAAGTTGGAATGATGAAGTTGCAGAAGAGATTTACCCACTGGCTTAAGAAGCAGCATGATGTAGTACTCTTTCCGGATGTGGTCACTGGGCAAAATGATGCAGTGCAACTTGTCTTACTCAATCCTGGTAAGGCTACTGGGTCGATTAGAGATATTATGGGAAAGGGCATGGTGAAGAAGGTTTTAGGCGTTGGAGGAATCTTCACAGCAGCATCGGCTTTGTCGAGTTCAAAGGGAGAGGCAATGGAAGGTCCATCGGTGAAGGTAGTGGTGAATGATCAGGAGATGGAGCTGCCGTTGATGGTACCTACTCTTAGTAAAGATCAGAGAGATTACCTCTCAGTGGGCGGAAAACCTACTGAAGGGATAATGCAGAAGGTTTTGGCTTATGCTGGAGTGCAAGGGATACCGGAGGTGCAAGAGGAGCCGACTGAGGAGGCCGAAGCTCAATCTGCTATTAAACCTGAAGCTGAGGCTGAGGTAGACGAAGATCGAGTTATCTACATGGATGATCTTCTTGAGGAAGAGGAGGATCCGCTTACCACTGTCGACTTAGATGAAGCTGATGAACAGGTGCAGGCCGACGAGGAAGAGCGATCTATTGTTATGGCGGAAGACGATCCGCCGGTTATTCCTCAACCTACTCCAGGTGCGGAGATTCCTGAGGACATTCGACAAGCTTATAAAGAACGTACTGGGCAAGATGCACCAGCGCTTTATCCAGAGGAGGAGGAGAAGACCAATCTCTGGGTGGACTTGGCTAAGGGCCTTGGGTATGGTATTGCTGCTGTTGGGTTGGCAGCGGGAGCGGCTGCGTTAACTCCAGTAGCTGGTGGTGCATTAGGAGTTGGAGCACTGGGTGCTGGTATTTACGGTGCTATGCAAGCTACAGATGCTTTAGTTACTGGTGGAGAGGTGGAGAAGTCCATCACTGAGGAACTAGGCGCTGGGCCTTTTCCGACTCCAGTAAGTGAGGCAGTTAAGTTTGGAGAGAATACTGTACTCTTCGGAGGTCTTCGAGCTGGGAAGCAGATACTCAAAGGCGTGGGGATGGTGAAGCAGAAGACTATAGGTGGTCCGGCGAAGACTATTGAACCTCTTGGTGAGTGGCTTTGGGATAATGCTGTTCTGCCTTTGACGAAAGTTCCAATACCTGGAATGAAGAAGTCGGTGAGAGAGATTATCCAACCAGGTGTGGAGCGGCTAGCAGGAAGTAAGTTGTTGAAGGAGAGACAAGCTGCTTCGACTATAAGGAAAGCTGAGGTGCAGAAGTCGTTGACTACAGGTCTTGGTCGGCAGCTTAGCAAGGAAGTGCAGTCGTTGCTGCCAAGTGAGCAGTATGAGGTACTGAAAGGATTGAGAGGATCTCCCGCGAGTACACTCACTTCTAGTAAGGCGGTGGATTTTCTGACCCGTGCGGATAATGCAATTACGGATTTGCATCTGGACAATCTTTATGAGAGAGAGTTCCGGAAGAGTTTGTCAAAGGCATTGACTAAACCGGTGGAGGAGATTGAAGGGTCGTTCTCGCACTCGGATATCTTAGCTTTTCTCTCACCTCTGGAGAAGGGATTACCCAAAGGTGCGTCGGTGAAGCAAGTGCATAAGGCTATGCGAGAGGTCATCGAGAATCCAAACGCGAGTGATGAGATAAAGACTTTCATGAAGGATATGTGGAATGTTCCAGTGCAGGGGCCTTTAGCGGTGGTTGATGCATCTCGGGAAGCGAGTACTGCGTATATGACGCAGAAGTTTATTGCGAATAGAGGGTTGTTGAAGGCTCCTGGAGCGAAAAATATTCCATCGAATTATATCAAGAGTGATTGGGGACAGTTTAAGGGACTTATGATCCCGAGGGATCTTGAGTTTCAATTGCAGGCTATTTCCACGATACCGAGGATAGCGAGGGGCGTTTATCAAAAGTGGTTTTTATCACCCTGGAAGATGTCGAAGACTATTTTACGTCCCGCGTATCATGCGAGGAATCTTATTAGCAATCTCATCTTGAATGATTGGGGTGGCCTTCCCTTCTACCGTGCGGATGTTTATATGCGGGCGATGAAGGAGATGAGGAAGGGTACGGGTGAGTGGAAGAAGTTTGTTGAGAAAACGGGACTGGCTGGGAACTTTACACAGAACGATCTTTATCAAATGGAAGCGGGGTTGAAGTACGGCGCGGATATGTTTGATAAAGCGTATAATGTTTTCGAGAAGATCGTACGTCCTGCGAAGACTCTGCAGAATGCGGAAGAGAGTATGTTTAAGTTCGCGAAGTACTTGCATAATAGAGAGCTTGGTATGGACGCAGCAGAGGCAGCTCTTGATTCACAGAAGTATGTCTTCAATTATGGTGAGGTAACTACTGAGATGGCTCAGTTTCGGAAGTACGTTGCACCGTTTGCTACCTGGTCATCGAAGGTTATTCCGTTGATGGCTGAGACTGCGGTCAAGCATCCTTTGCGATTTGGTAAGTGGCTTGCTTTTGGTGCAGCGCTGCAAGGATATGCTATGGATCAGACAGGTGTGACGGAGGAAGAGTGGGCTGGGATTGAGCAGAACCTACCGATGTATGTGAAGAAAGGTGTCTTTTTGCTAGCACCGTGGAGAGATGAGCAGGAGAGGTTAAATTTGATTAATCTCACTTACATCATGCCTGGGATTGGAGATGTTAATGAAATGTGGAATACTCTCACACCGTCTACAGGAGGTGGGGGAGGGCTGCAAGTGCCTAATCCAGTGATTTCTATCCTCGGAGCGCTAGCATCGAAGACGAAGTATAGTGGAGCTCCACTTTATTATGATTGGGAGGATCCCTCGACTAAGATGGCGAAGACTTTCTCTTATCTCTGGGAGCAGCTTACTCCTGCTGTCGCTCCTGGAGGGACGGATTGGAATACGATGTATCATACTATGATTGGACAGCCTGGAGCACTCTCACCGGAGGCAGCGTTCGCTAGTTCGTTTGGCATTAAAGTCTTACCGGTGGATGAGAAGGAGAATATACGAAGGAAGGATGCTATGCGGAAGTTGTACGCCTCCGAGGCGCAATTGCAGATGATAAGAGAATTGCGCCTCGCTACGGATCCTGATGAGAAGGATGATATCAAGTTGAAATATCGAGAGTTGAGGAGAGAGATTCCTGAGATGTAGGTTTGGGTCTGCCTCGAGTCATTAATCCATAATGCTGTCGGTGATAAGCTCTAATGGCTTCAGAAGATACTTTGTACTTTGTAGCTAATGCTTTAGTTGTAGAGTTGTTAAATTCTTCTTCGGAAATGTAAAGTAGCTTTTTATTATTCGCCCCACCTCGAGGACGGGGAGCGATGTTAAGATCGTGAAGCTTTCGACGAATGGCGTCTGTGCTACACTCAGATCCGGTTATAGTGGCTAACTCGCGAACAGATAGATTTTTCTTGTTGTAGAGAGTGTTTAGATTGTTTTTAAGTTGCTTTGAAACTTTTGCTCCTTTATTAGCTTTAAGATAAAATATAAGTTTTTTATTTACCAGATCCCAGTTTATCATCATTACCTCCTTTTTTATAAACGTAAACAAAGTCACCTGGTTTACCTGTAACGTCAATGGCTCCTGTTTTTTTAAGAATGCTTAACGCCTCGTAGAATTGTCTCTCGCCTTGTAAGAGACTGCGATAGACTCTATTGAGTAAATCTTTCTCACTTAATCGTTCGTGAAGTTGAAGTAGTTCTTTGATATCCTGAACTGTTTGCATTCGAGGGTTAGTTGTTAATGATTGTATTCGAGCTTTCGTTTCTGGAAGAATACTAGCGAGAATGTTATGTGCTCGGAGAATTGACTCTTCAGTTACCTCTAGCCGATGTTCATTTAGATCTAAGAGCATAGCTAACTTAAGCATTTGCTCAGTAGAACCTTCTTGATAAGAGTCGAATTGCTCATCGCCAGTGGGTTTGAAGTTATTGTAGAAGTTAGTGTAGAGTTGTTTGGCCTTAGGTTCCCAAATCATCTCTCCTTTGAGGCTATCGAACTCACCAAATTTTGTAAGTAGTTGTTTCCATTGTAGATCTGCTGGTCTAGAGGGGTTAGCATCTCTTTTATAGTAGCTGCTAGGCATCTCAACGATTACAAACCTTCGCATAAATCCTCCAGAGAATGCATCTTGTGGGAGCATCTTTTGTAACCAAGCGGGAGTGGAAGCTGCTGCTATAGAGATGCAGTTGTTGTAAAGCACCTCCTTCCCTCGACCAATGGTTTCTGACCGCCACTCTTCTCTATAGTCATAGAGGTCGGTTATTAAAGCCACCATGCCAACGTTGTATTGCTGCTTACCGAAGATGACACTCATTTCAGGAGCTTTCAATAAACCAGTCGCATCACGAGGACCTATGCGGATTGAGTCTGCTCCTTTACCAGGAGGTGCTGCTAAAGCATGAACGACTGCTTCTGGAGTGAGCTTATCCGAGAGGATACGTACATCTCCGAAGGTTTGGATTAGACAGTTGACCGCCATGTTGATTGTAGAAGTTTTATGTCCCTTGTAAGGAGGAGCGAGGATCATTATCCAGATGTTCGGCATTAACTTGGGCAGTAGTCCTTCATCTCCTCTTTGCACCCAGACCTTGTTGTTAATAGCAGCTCCGAGTACACAGCAAGCAGTAAAGAACCTAAAACGAGGACAGGTCTCGAGGCTATTAGTAAATCGCAGGTAATTACCTAACCATCCTTTGGTAGGAAGATATTCAGTAATCGCATCGTATTCTTTTAGGTTCATTTTGTGTACCTTAACTATCTAAGGAAACTGTTGGAGCATCAGTGAGAACTATATGCTTTGCTAGTTCGAGCAGACCTAGTACAGAGATCTTGTTTTTGGTTGTTCCTACGAGGTTAATTTCTACATCACCTTGAGCGTCTAAAGTTATTACTAATTGCATCGTGTCATCGTTACTCATAGCTTACCTCCTCGAGATGGTACCAGTTGGGACCGATACCAACTTTTGTTGTAAATTGATAATCAACTAACTCCGGAATGGGACGCTCCATTACTCTCTTTAAGGTGTGGTATGCATCTTTTTGATCCTCCTTTCTAGCTTGAATAATGATACTATCATGAACTGTTAAACGAAGGTCTACTCCTAGTTTGTGTAGCTCGATGAGACTTGTTTTCGTAACATCTCCAGCGCTTCCTTGCATTGGAGTGTTGAGGGCTTGAGGAACACTTCGAACTACCCTTTCTCGACCGTAGGCGGTTTTAATTCTCTCACCTCGTTGGAAGGCTTGCATTTGTTGTTCCTTGAAGACTAGGAATTGAGGGTATTGCGCAAAGCATATATCCTGCCATTCTTTCGCGAGAGATGTGGGAATGCCGAATTCCATAGCGATCGAGCGTTCACCTCGTCCTCCTATTGTTCCGAAGACTACGGCTTTTTCTCTTAGCTTCTGGATGTCGGTTAGTTCATCCCAGGGCTTACCGAACATCTCGAAGCCGAGCTTGTGGTGAATGTTTACTCCTCTGGCGATTTCGTCTAGAACTTTCCGCTCCTTTGCAAGGACGGCTATGACCTTAAACTCTAGTTGATTGTAGTCAGCATCGAGGAGGACGTGGTCTTCACTGTCGGCGATGTAGATGATGCGGAGCTCTTTAGGAATGTTCTGGAGGTTGGGGCTGTTACTGCTGAGCCGACCTGTACCAGTACCGGGAATGCTAAAATGTGAGTGTATTCGTCCTTGCTCGAGACGAGTGTACATACCGACGAGGTAGTTTCGATCTGCCTTGCTGAGGTGGCGGTAGTAGAGAATCGCTTCCATAACGTCGGCTTGTGGATGGCCTCGTTTTATTAAACGCTGGAGTTCATCTTCTCCAGTAGTGTCGATGGAGAAGTGTTTTTTTAACTGAGTCGGACTATTTGGGTTTAGGTTAAGCGGTGCGAAGATTTCTTGATCCATTTTTGCTAGTTGAGGTTCGATCTGTGAGTGGAGTAGTGCTACCATCTCAACATCGACGAGCATTCCCTTACGTTCCATGGTATTGACTACGGGAATGAGGGGGAGGTCTATCTCGTTAAGGATACACCAGAAGATGGGAGTCATTAACTCTTGTTGAGCGAGGGCTACTTGTTTTGTAACGAGAGCATCGAGGCAGCTGTAACGCATTCGTCGTTCGTAGCCCCAAGTGTCGAAGGTCTTCATCTCGCGCTTGGTGGGTTTGTAAGGTTCGATCCTCGTATATTTACTACGAAGGAAGTCGAGAGTGTGTGGGAGGTCACTGTTGAGGAGGTGTTCTACAAGCATTGTGTCGAAGGTAAGGCCCTTGACGAAGACATCGTGCGTTTCGAGACAGGCAATGTCGAATTGTCCGTTTTGTGTGATTTTCTTCGCGCGAGGGTCTTCGAGGTAGCGCTTCATCACCTCCCACTTCTCGTCGGTTTTGGTGAGCTCGATAGCGAGAGCCTCTTTCTCGTTAGGGCTGAAGCTAATGGCGATGACTTGTGCCTTGCGAGGGTTCAACTCTCCGGGAGTTTCTATATCGAAGGAAGTTTCGCTTTTGCTGTACTCTTCCAGCTTTAACGCTAGATCACTTGATGAACAGTTGTAGATGAAGGTGAAGTCCTCTGTATAGGCTGAGCTCAACTGCACCGCGGGAGCTTGACCATCGAGATATACTTGTAGAGCGCTTTGGAAGTCTTGTACTGCCGTCTCGATCCACTGACGTTGACGGAGGATGAAGGAGGGGTGGAGAGTGCAGAAAACGTTGCATTGGTAATTCCATTTCGGTAGGAGTGGGTAGAGACTACCTCGGATGCTTTTTATCTGGCCCTTACCAGCGAGAGCTTGAGTGGCGGTGTCTCCCATAGCGATTATGAGAGATGGCTGGAGTTGATGGATTAAGTCGTGAAGTGCAGCATGGCAACAGTCGACCTCGAAGTTGGTGGGCTTACGATCGTCGGGTGGGACGCAGCCCACAGTGTTGGTTATCCATAGTCGGCGTTTATTGAAACCACTTTCGTGGAGCAGGCGCCAGAGGAGCTTACCGGTCTTGCCAGTGAAAGGAACACCGGTGGTGTCTTCTNTAGCGCCTCCTGCTTGGCCGACGAAGAGAATTGGAAATTGCGGAGCGAGGGGAATCTGCGGAGGGACGTAGCCGCAGTCTTTGAGAGTGCACTCCGCACAGTGGGTGTTGGTTGGTTTTTCTCTTACTCGCATTTTAGTCCTCTCTTGTTCCAGGGAGTACTGGATGGCGGTATTCTCCAGCGTTGGTGAGACCGTAGTATTTGAATTTGATAATACTACCAACTCCGAAGGTGGGGTTGTCTAAATCTCTCATCTCATCGGTAAGGCCGGAACCGATTATTACCAACCTTCCAGTATCGTCTTTGCAGACAAGAGCTCCGATCATGTTGGTGTATTTGCCGGTGCCTTCTTGAAAGTTAACTAGTTCCGCTTCTGAGTTGAAGATAGGTTTGTATTTGAGCAGGTTCCTCGTTCGTCGATATTCATATGGAGTGTTTGGATTNCGAAGGATTACTCCCTCACCTCCGTTGAGGAGGATGTTGGTGTAAAACCTATCTAGTTCGTCTAAGTCATAACAGTTACGGTATGGGACGATCTCGAGGTGTGGGTAGTCTGGGAGTTCCTTAGCACACTCCATACGTCTGGAGTAATGTCCTTCCTCCATGAAATCGAAGATGCGGTATTTGACCTTTTCCCATTCGCTTTCGATGGGATATCGTTTTCGCACGACGCTTACCGTTTCCTGGAACTTACCTCTGTCGATCCAAAGCTCTCCGTCGATTTTTACTCCGCGTGGGAGGTCTGCAGTGAAGAACGGAGAAGCGTAGATCGGTTTGAGATTACGACTCACTAGCTCCTCCCCTGTCCAGATCGCACGGACTCCATCGAGCTTCTCACTCATCCACCATCCTTTTACATTGTGCTTTGATGGATTGAAGGTGTGTGCGAGCATTACGTTTTCTGACATCTTTAATCCTCCTCTTTGAAAGTATCCTTTATCATCTCTGACACGCTTTTTTCTGGCCGCCAGCTTTTTGGAGTCCATTCTGTCAATGTAGCTTCGGGTAGTGGGTTTAAATCTGCTGGTTTCATCCCATCTCTCCGATGAGCGAGGTGCTTTACAATTTCCGCGTAGTGGATTATCTTATCCATGTCTTGGTCAACTCTCGTTACACCGAAGGTGCCTTCCTTGCGGTTGCGGAAGGCGTATTTGATAATGTCGGAGATGGCCTTTGGCCAAAGGAGATCACCTGCGTCGAAGAGGTCTATCGGCTCAACAACGTCTGCGGTTTTGTAATGAGCGGAACCCATCTGCTTTAACTCATCCCATGTTTTTGGCATTGTAGTGTCCTCCATTTACTAGGTTTTTGAGCAGATTTATGTTCAACTTGGCTAGGGCTAACTGCTCTGTCGTCATTTTTGTATCGAAGAAGGTAGAGAGAATGTCCTTTGTGTGGATGTGTGGGCAGGCTTCTTTCATCCAGGTGTAGAGCGATTTGTTTTGAAGAGCTAGTTTTATAGGCATGCTGGTGTCGCAGGTTGGAGGGTTAATTATTCTCAACTCCTCCACTGAGCAAAGACCAAGGAAGTGGCAGTCTTTCGCCCAGAGGAAGTCTTCTGGTTTACCTCCCGCCTCGTAGTGAGGTAAGCGAATGTGATAGCTTAGTGCAAATTTTGTTACGCCTCGCTCTTTGAAAGACTTAAACATCTTCTCGTTGTTAACTACAACTACTATTTCCTCACGAGCTATTCGGAAGCACGCTTCACAATAACTTGTCCACATCTGTTCTTCTGTCCAGGTTGGATCGTCAGGGATAATTACTTTACTCGCGCGAATGTGGTGAGCTCGTTCTGCGAGAGTGCAAATATTATCAGCCTCTCCTAATTCGTTGTAGTTGTTATCCAGCCAGAGCTGTTTTACACCGAGGGCGTATTGGTTTTTATGGAAGTCATAATACTCTTTATGTTCTAGGTGTGCACCGAGGAGGAAGAAGAAGTCCTGGTAAGACGCAAAATCCTCTAGATGCGCGTGAGGTACCTCAAAGCTGAATTCTACCATCTTGTTATCTCCTTTACTTGAAGCCATAGATCTTGTGAACCTGAGGGCATAGACTAAAGCTAGGATGCTCGAGACAAAAGTTTATTGCCTTCTGTGCGTTCTCCGCTTGGAGACCGTCGTGCGAGCTGAAAGGGTAAGCTCGAGCGAGGGGCATCACGTATTTGAAGGGAAGACGTAGACGAAATTTCTTCATCACTTCCGCGATGTATCCTTCGCCCCAGTCTCGACCAATGAGGAATTTTACTTCATTGGCTTGACGGAGCATGTTCTCGTCGAGGGTGCCGATGGGACTCTTCGGGCTGACTGCAACCCAATCGAAGTTGTCGAGATTGATGAAGTTGGTGCCGTTTGTCTCGAGGTGTACTTTACAGTTGATGGTGCGTAGTTGCTCTGCGAGAAGTGCGATGTTTTGGAGGGTGGGTTCACCTCCGGTGATGACTACTCGTCTGGTGGGTAGTTCTTTCACCTTCGTGATAATCTCAGCTAGAGACCATACCATCTTCTGTGTATAGTCAGTGTCGCAGTAGACACAGTTGAGGTTACATCCAGCAAGGCGGATGAAGGTCATTGGTGTTCCTGTCCACTTACCCTCGCCTTTGAGAGAGTAGAAGAAATCGCTTAGGGAGAAGGGCGTGTTGCTTACTTCTTCGTACTCTTCTTCTGTGTATATTGTAGTCATATATATCTTCTTATCATCTATATCATATCGCATAACTACCTCCTTTAGGCTCTTAGGAATTCGTTGTGGGTGGTTGGACTCAAAAGGATTACTCCTCTGAGGGCGGTGTTGGTGAATTTGATGTCTTTGCTTTTGATGCCGCGTGCTACGCAGCAGAGGTGCTGGCCCTCTACAGTACACCCACTCCCGAGAGGTTTTAGTATTCGTTCCAACTCGTCGACTATTAGTCCAGGAAGGTCCTCTTGCAAAGGCATTCGAGCGAGGAAGTAATCAACGAGGCGTGGGATTTTGCTTAAGCCAACGACCTTGCCGTTCGGGATGTAACCGACTTTGAATTTATACTCGACGGGGAGAAGGTGGTGTGGACAGAAACCCCAACTCGTGTAGTCTTTAACTACCGCGAGTTCTTTACTCTCACTGGGGAAGGCTCGCATTGCAGGTTTTTCTCTTGTTAGGAATGCGTCCCATAGTTGCGCCACGCGACGAGGAGTGTCGTAGAAGTTAGCGCCTTCGAGATCGTAGACGTCTAAGAAGCTACGCATTACTTTCTCGACTAGTACTTTGTTGTTTGTTTTCTTCTTTTTCACTGTCATTTATTCACCATCCCTTATGTAATCGGCGTTTGAGTATACTACATAGCCTCCGTCACCTTCCTTTACCTCTACAATAGCAAGTCCAGGGAATTTCGAATAGAGATAGTGAAAGATAAAACTCGCGATGTTCTCGCAGGTGGGGTTAGCGAACGTTTCGTTAAGGTTTTTGTGGTCGAAGTGTTTATCGATGAGAATTGCTAGTTCTCTTTTTAGTATGGTAAAGTCTATTACGAAACCATTTTGGTTGGTTAATCCACTAATCACAACATCGACTTTCCAGGTATGTCCATGGAGGTTGCGACACTTCCCTTCGTAGTTGGGAAGGTGATGAGCTGCGTCGAATTTCACTTGCACTCCTGCTAACATGATGGATCTCCTTCTTTTACTTTCGTTATACGATGGTTGTCTTTGGTTTGGTGAAAGTAATTACTGACGTAAGGTCGATTATATCCAAGTAACCTTGACAACCGTTGGATGAAGTGCTTCCTCGCGACGGAGGGAGACTTTGCCCAGGAGTAAAGTGTGTAAGTCTCCTGGGCAAAGTTAAACTCTCCGAGGTATAAGGTTTTACCCGCGGTAGGCACGACTTGTTATGGTAGTGCGAGGCTCGTCTGAACTGCCATCGCTAGGTGTTTGATTTTCTAACATCAGAGACCATTCCGTCCCGATGAAGATCTCGTTTAGGGTTTGTTGAAACTCCTCGAGTGAGAAATCGCCTTGAGGAAGGTTCTCGCCGGTGACTTCGCGGTAGGCATTGTTGAGGTTGAACATGGCTTTTGGCTGGAGACTGAAAGTCTCGAGGACTGTTTCACCGACTGTGGTGGGAGCGTCTTCTGGATTGATTTCCATCTCTTCAACGATGGTGTAAACGAAAGTCACTTTCGGCTGACCCTTTTTACTCTTGCCGATGGGGCATTTGTCGATTGATGCTATTGCCATGCCTTCGGGAAGAAGACGAAGATCGCCGCCGAGGTTCTCTGGAACGTGTATTTGCATTTTTATCTCCTTTAGTGATGATGGTGTTATTGTTAATTACTCGCTTTGGATAGGTTTAAGGTTAAGTCTGCATCGTTGGTTCCCTCCTTTTTTCGTGGTTGATAAAATGCCTCGCGGATGGCGGGACTGTTGTACTCACAAAGCTTACGGAAGTCGCACTCACGGTTGTAGGTATAGCAGTTGTGAGAGCAGTAGAAGTTATCGCGCTTGATGTCGGCGAAGACACCGTGGATTGTTTCGAGGGTTGTTTCGATGTGGTGAGGGTTGTATTGCACACGATTGCGGAGGTAGTTAGGTATCTTCGTCTTGATAAGGAGGTCGAAGATAGTGCCTTTTATTGTGTTGTTGATCAACTTGCGAGTGAGGTAGGTGTAGATGCCGTTTTGTAGGCCATTTTTTAAACCAAAGAGGTAACCTGAGTCTATTCTAGCCGCGGTTTTGGTTTCTACCCTCCATAATGTGTTGTCTTTATCACGCGCGAGGGCATCAGCTCTGCCAGTGAGGATGAACTCACCGAAGTCCTGCTCGAGTTGCACCTCATGAGCGATGAATGTGAGATGATCGTTCTGGAAATGGTTGAAGTAACCTCTTAACAAGCGTATTGCTTCGTAGGCGACGTCAGTGCTCACTCCTTCTTCATTGTTGGGATAGAGTTCGTTGACCCACTCCTCGAGGGTGGCAAGACGTTCCTTTGCAAGAGCTCCTGAGTGGTACAGCGCAAGTAGACGATGGACGATGTCTCCTACCTGGAGAGGATAGGCCTTTTGTCCTTTCGGCTGGAGCTGGTCGAGGTAGACGTAAGCCCACCTCCTCCGACAGTGGAGGAAAATGTTCAACCCACTGTAGCTGAGGCGTGGTACCTCTGCGAGCCAGGTGGCAAGTTTCTCGTTGTAGTTAGTTGTGTCCATTTACTGCCTCCTTGTTCGGTGAGAGTGGAAAGTTTGGTCGTGGGATTGGTGTACGACTTGTTCTGATGATCTCCTCCGCGAAGAGAATGCCGAAGTCGGCAGGCATGTAAAGATCGAGAGGACGACTTGTGCGAGCTTCGTACTTGCCTGTGGCTTTGGTCAGTACCTTATACTCAGCCTTTCCGTTGGTTTTGTTCACCTCACAGTCGATGTGGTAGATTTCCTCGAAGTACTTACCAACTTTATTTCGCATCGAGCCTTTTATCGCGGGAAGGTAGGCTTGTACCTTGCCTGTCGTCTCGTCTACTACCGCCTGCTCGTGAGCGATGACGATCACGTGTTTGAAAAGTCCTTGCAGGCGGATTAGTGTGTAGAACATCTCTTCGAGGTTGGTTAGTAAGATGTCCCACTCATCGAAGGTGAAATGATCCTTCTTCGAGAGGAAGCTAATCTCGCGGTCAAGGTGCTCGAGGAGACTCGTGAGACTGTCGATTACGAGTACTTGACATTCGTGCTTCTCTCCCTTCTCGATCAGCTCCTCTAAAGAGGAAATGATGTCGCAGAAGTGGAGGTAGCCCTTCGGTTCTCTGTTAAAAGCTTTTTGTGGAGTCTTAATACGTTCGCGAAGGGTAGTTTCTGTCAACTTCGCGTCTATTGGAGTTGTCTGTATCATCCCAGCATCGATTTGCTTCTTGAGGTTGATCATCTTATCGACTTTCTGATCAATGTCGACGAAGAGCACTTTATAACCGAGGTTCGTCATACTCGCCGCGAGTGTGCTCTTTCCCTTACCTGGACGTCCGTAGATGAAAATAAAACTCATTCATCTTCTCCTTTTGTTGCTTTTGCTACTAGCTGTTGAGCGTCGAAAAGTTCTTTCGTCTTCTTTGCTTGAGTGAAGCAAGCTTCACAGATGTGGTTGGTGGTGGTGCTAAAGGTTTTCTCGTAGGAGTATTTTATCGGATACTCTCTCTTCGGTGCCATCTCGAGGGAGAAGATGCCCTTACACTCGTAGCAGGTAGCCAGGACCTCTTTATCATCTCTCTCGTACGTGCTGAAAGTGTTCTTGCCATCACGGTATTTGATACCACCCTCGCTGATGGTAATGCACACGCCTTTGGTAAAAGTGTTAATAGCCTTCTGTAGTTCCTCCATCGAAGAGAATTCTACACCTCGATCGCCGATTTGTAATCCATATCTTTTCATTTTTTTTTTACTTCTCCTTTTGCTGTATTCGCTGCTGACCAAAATCACGTTTTTTTATCTTCGCCATCCTTCCGTCTGGATGATGAAAAACAATTCCTTCGATATCTTTATCCTTTAACCATTCTCGTAAACCTTCAAATGTACGTGGTACATTTTCAAGGCACTCTGCTTCAGAATGTTTCAGAATAATGTTGGTAGTAAGATGCTCTGGATTTCCTTGAATTTTTGGTCCTATTAACTCGTATGTTCCATCCTTCCATCCTTCCAGTCTTTCCCTGCATTAAACGCTTCTACATGCCAACGATCTTCATTTGATGATGGGTCAACCAAAACCCACCCTACACGCTTTCCTGTAATATCATCGAATTGCTCTTCTATAAAGTTATGAGGTGGAGTTGCGTCTTTCTTTATTTCTCGACGCTCTTCTATCTTGACGCATGTGCCGTCGTATTTACGAGTTGCTACTCCCTCACCTTTAAATACCCAGTCACAAGCAAAATGAGGGGCGTTTAAAACATTTTTTAGGTTTGTAGGATCTCTTTAACTGTTCACCTTGCTGAGTTTCAAGGAAAAAGTTGATTTCCTAACTCCTGCACT